GGTGAGTAGGATAGAAAATATCAATACCAACGAGTTTGTAGGGCAAGTACAGCGGATAAAAGCCATGGCTGAACTCGCTACAAGAATGAACGTCGGTGCGAGAATGGGAATGCAGTATGAAGGACAACGCGATATTGCGAAAGCCTTAGGGTACCCACAAACAATTCGATATAACGACCTCCTTGCTGCCTATACTCGTCAGGATATGGCTAAAGCCATTATCGACCGTCCTGTAAAATCTACATGGCGAGGAGATTTCAAGCTAGTAGAAACACATAGGGACGATGATACGCAACTCGAAACAGCTTGGTCTACATTATATAGAAAGCTACACATAAAGCAGAATTTTCTTAGGGTAGACAAATTAGCGTGCCTAGGCAATTATGCCCTTCTTTTTCTCGGTTTCAATGATGTGAACAGCACAGAGGATTTGGTCCTGCCTGTACGCACAGGAGTAGGACGCGAACTGTTGTATTTAAAACCATTCGGACAGAATGTCATTCAGATCAAAGAGTGGGAAGACGATACAAGTTCTCCCGAGTATGGGATGCCCCTTATCTATGAAGTAGATATTGGAGAAGTGTCTTCCAAGAAAAGCCGAACTGTCAGTATCCATCGGTCCAGAATAGTTCATGTAGCTTTCGACCTACTTGAATCAGAGTATGAAGGGGCACCTGTTCTGGAAGTCGTGTTCAATCGTTTGAAAGACCTTGAGAAGTTGGTAGGCGGATCTGCTGAAATGTTTTGGAGAGGTGCGAGACCAGGATATGCAGGTAAACTCGACCCAGAATATATGCTTACGAAGGATACAGAAGAGGGACTAAAACGCCAGCTGGATGAGTTTGAAAACAATCTGCGAAGGATTCTTATGCTCGAAGGTGTTACGCTTGATAGCCTTGAGCCGCAGGTTGTGGACCCGTCTATGCACGTAGATATCCAGATTCAGATGATTTCTGCTATTACTGGTATTCCTAAGAGAATTCTTACAGGAAGTGAGCGAGGTGATCTTGCTTCTACGCAAGACAAAGATAACTGGCTCGACCTTATCCAAATGCGACGGGAAGAATATGCTGAACCTAAGATCATTCGAGCAACCATTGACCGTTGTATCGAGTTTGGGGTGCTTCCTAAGCCTGAAAAGGAAACGTACAAAATAAAATGGCAGGATTTATATGCACCGTCTGTCAAGGATCAAGCGGATATTGGGCAGATACGTTCGCTTGCCTTGAAACATTACACGTACAATCCTGAAGCAGAGCAGTTTATCCCGTTTGAAGCGTTCCTTACATTCTTCCTTGGTTTGGAAGATGAGGAAGTGGAGTATATCAAAAAGCTCCAGCAAACAAGTGAAAGGATATTGACGCCTGAATTAAAGGAACTTGCGAATGAAAATACACCAACACGGAGAGAACGCCCTCCGCGAAAAGGAACACCTCGAGAGGATGAAGAACTAGAAAAGTGAGCAGGCTATTAGGGCAGACTAGGGAAATAACTACACTTACTTATAATGGGCAGGTTTATTTGCCCTAGTCTGCCCCTCCTGCTCCAGCTATTCTTCATTCTCCTGATAATATAGATTGCAAAGGAGGTGGTGATTAGACAATGACAACCGCAGTAATCAGTATGTATCAGGTGCAGGCAAATAATTATGAACCTCGTATGGAAACGTACATGGGAAGAAAGCATTTGATTGTTCCAGTTGTGATGATGGTAGAAGGTGTGCATTGTGGCAGTGCTGGCCCGTTGTTTCATTCAATAGAAGAGCTTGGTAAGTACCCTGATTCTTGGAATGGAATCCCTGTTTCTATTCAGCATCCAGAGCAAGATGGGAAGTATATTTCTGCCAATAGTCCTGAAGTTCTTGAACGGCAGACTGTGGGGCAGGTGTTTAACACGTTTGTCGATGGGAACAAGCTGAAAGCGGAGTGCTGGATTGATATTGAACGTATTACCACTATCAGTCCGGAAGCATACGCATATCTCCAGAATAAACGTCCGTTAGAGGTGAGTATCGGCGTGTTTTCTGACGATGTTCCGCAAGAAGGCGATTGGAATGGAGAGCATTATGTTGCCATCGCTACTAATCATCGTCCAGATCATCTTGCTCTTCTTCCTGGAGGTAGGGGTGCGTGCTCTTGGTCCGATGGAGCAGGTATCAGAGCCAATTCTATGAAGAAAGGAGGAGAGCCGGTGGATATTACTGCAACGATAAAGGATCTTGTGTGTAAAGGATACGGAGTTCTATCATATCAGAGTAATGAAGGTTTTCGTTCCATTATGTCGCAGATACAGGATGTGCTCAATGGGTACGATACGGATCTAAAACTACATTATCTGTCGGAAGTATACGAGGATTTTTTCGTATATGAGGTGAATTCTCGTATAAATTCGGAAACCTATATCACATCCGTAAAGTATTACAAACGTCCGTATTCTGTCAATGAAGATGGCAAAGTTGTTTTTGGTGACACAACTACGGAAGTGATGCGCAAAATTGTATACGATGCGGTTAAAACTAATTCCAAGTACCGAAGAAAGGATGATGTGAAAGTGGACAAAGCAAAAATGGATATCCTGGTCCAGAGTGGAGTGTTTTCTGATGCTGACCAGGAATGGCTTGCAGGACTTGACGCCGAGCGTTTTGACAAGCTGGTTACGGCATGTACTAAGAAAGTGGAAACTCCGCAGGCGAATGAGGCGAAAGTGGATATTCCCACCGTCATTCAGGCCTTGGCTGAACAGTTCAAGACTCCTGAACAGTATATTCAACTGATGCCTGAAGAGATGCGCGACCAGATGGAATCGGGATTGAAACTGCACAGAGAACAGCGACAGGCTGTTATCGACAAAATCAAGGCGCTCAATGTATTTTCGGAAGAGGAACTCCAGAAGAAATCTCTGGATGAGCTGCATAAGATTTCTAAGCTGATTCCTGCGCCTAGGGATTATTCGCTTGCCGGAGCCAAATCTGTCAATACGAATACGGAAACTGAGGAAGTTCTGCTTCCTATCGGGCTGAAAGCCTAATCAAAAGGAGGGTAAAAGAATATGGCGTACAATACCATCAAAGTTAAGAAGTATTCGGATGTTATTGAGGAGATGGTTGCCAGTGCGGCAGTCACTCCTGGTATGCTTCTCATTATTGAGAGCACAGGTAAGGTTAAAGCGCACAATCAGGCGGATAAGGACGCATTTCCTATTTTTGCACTTGAGGACGAACTTCAGGGCAAAGGGATTGATGATGCGTATGCCGCGAATGACCCTGTCCAGTGCTGGATTCCCTATCGCGGAGATATAGTCAATGCTATTCTCGCTGACGGAGAGAATGTTAATATTGGTGATCCTCTTACCAGCGATGGCTACGGTAGGCTGAAGAAGCATGTTACCGACGTTGGTGCGTCTGCGGCTGAACTTGTTTCTGTATATCCTGATCAGATTGTTGGGTATGCCGCCGAGGCCCTTAACCTGTCTGGTTCTAGCGGTGAAGAAACTTCTGGCCCTCTTGGCTATCACAAGCGCCTGCTCGTCAGGATTGCGTAATCACAAACATAAGGAGGAGTGCTGAATATGGAACCCAATGTCTATATGGATTTTCTTGCTAACGGAGCGGCTCAGGGAGAAGTTGCCCAGAACCTTCAGGTTAATGGTCGGCTTGATCCTGCTATGCTTCGTCCGTATATTGGAAGGGATGGAGCATCCTACATCACCGTCTGCAAACACGGTGCTGATCCCAAGGATCCTAAGAGTTATCAGTCTATCCGCGTGAATTCTGGCGCAACTCTTCGCAGAGAAGAGTGGCAGTATCTGGACGAAGCTGTTCTCAATGTTTCTCGGTATCGTCTTGGCGGTATTGCTGACCTTGAAGCGAACGGACTTGTCTACAACCTCAACAATGCTATGGGAACCACCGTTCTTGAGTACCATGATGTATCTGACGCTTTCGAGGCAGAACTTACGATGGATGGAGTTACTAGGAGCAAGGGCGACCGTGTGAATTTCGGC